TCTACTTTAGTTGCAGTAAAGTATGTTGTGGATAATGCAGTGTTCTTAATATCTTCTGTTGTAAAGTTTCCTACATTACTTCCATAAGGTTCGGTTGCACCTATCCAAAGTATCACATACTTGTTGGTTGTATCATGTTCCATGACACGAGCTTGTACTCCAGATGTTGCACCCTTAACTATTGTACCTACTGGTAATGTTGTATCTAATGTGGTATAATATATCCTATGATGTGCATAGTGTGGCATAATGTCAAGTTCTTTAATAACTTCATGACCACCTGCTTGCACATTTGCACGAACTATTCTGTCGTATAATCCAACATCTGATTCAACAATAGTTTCTCCAGCAATAAATGCTTGACCTGAGCCTTGGTCGGTACTAACATTTGCTGGAACTACTGAAGCAACTTCTGCTTTCTTTCCAGACGACTCACCAACAATACCCCAAGGCAAGTGTAATGCATTTTCAGATGTTTGGTTAGTCTGCCATGCTTCTTTACTTGGTACTGGTAGGTTCCACCCAGAGAAGTGGTTATTATCTTCGTCAAAGTTTGAACTTACATTCAGTTCATCTTCAAGTAAGTATTGTTTGATTGCAGTGTTGTCTGGTATTAAACTTTCAACTGTTATCTTACTGTTACCTGTATCTACTGATACAACCTTCATTCTTAATGAACTTAAATCACCACTTGCAGTTTTAAATTGGTTCTGATATACTATCTCCCCTACTGTAAAGTCTAATGCACCAGCTGGACTCATAGAATCTGTTTCTAATGTTAATGTCATTCTATCGTTAACAAGGAATCTTTCAGAAGTTAATACTCCATAACCATCTTCCATTATAATGTTATCTTCTGTTGCATAGAATGTATCTACTGTTGTCCCTGTATCTGTTCCATCTTCCAATACAATTTTTAGTGGGTCAATCTTAGAACCAATGTATAGAGTAGGAACGAATGACCTTGTAGTCTTTGTTCCATCAAAGTTTGCATTATATACATCTGCTCTACTGTCTATCTCTGAACTAATTGCAACCTCTCCAAAGAAGATTGTACCTGCTGGATTTAGCAATTGTTTAACTATAGAACGATATTTAGCAATACCCTCACCTACCTTAATGACATATGAGAAGTCTTGGTAATAATGAGAGTCATGAATTCTTTGTGATGTTACTGATGGGAAACCTTTATCGTCTGTATAGTTTCCATCTATTTTTGAAACTACAGAGTTCTGAGCTCTTGCAGTTGCATGGTTGAATCTTTTTATATCAAAAGTTTTACCATCTGAAGCAGTTACAGTTTCACCCTGTTTAAATTGTCCTGTTGTATCTGTTATCTCTATTAATTTTCTATCTGCATCAAACTCTTTAACTTCTCCAGTTGCACCAGAGAATCCACCTGTTAGTGTAGTGGCTACAATTGGGTTTGCACTTATATTTTCTACGACCATTCTTACTGGCCAATTTGTTAAACCACCAGACTTGTCAAAGTGATTTCCTTCTGTTATGATTCTTAATTTTCCTGCTTTACCAATGTTATCACCATAACAAGTTATGTGTGCATTTTTACCTTGTGTTAAATCTGTGTCCTTAACGACTGCTGTAACAGTCCCTACTTTTATTGTATCACCAACTGATGGTTTAGTTGTATGTGTTGCAGTACGAGATTTTGCAACTACTACTTTTCTAATGTCTTCATCATGTTCTACAATAGTACCCCATGTAGTTGAACCAGCATTATCAGTTAACAAATCACCAACAGCAAACGCTGGTGTAGTTCCTGTATCTGTATAGAATATATTACCACCAACATACACTTTAGGTAATGAAGTAAATCCATATCCTTCATCTAGGATTGAAACCCTTGAAACTGAACCTGTTGGGTCTGCACCAGATTGGTCGTAAAGTAAATTACCTTCTCCTGTACCACTCTCTAATATAATATTAGTCTCGTCTGGTTGTGCATAAACTAGAACTTCTGTTCCAGCATTACCAACATAATTTGCATGTCCACTATCTGCATAGTCTCCAACAAAAGTTACTACAGTTCCAGTAAGTGTAATGTTTGCATCACCCTTTACATGTTCGTAATTTGTAAAACTATCTCCAGTAGTTGAATCTGTTATGTTTGACCTCTTAACAAATACTACTACTTTCTCTGGGTCAAACACCATCATGTTATTGTGTTTGTCTCTACCACTAAATGATACTTGTGCAGATGTTGTAATATATTCAAATGCACCAAATGTTGTTCCTGCTTCGAGGAACATGTTGCCAGAAGTAGATGTGACTTGTCCTAATGCAAGACTACCACCTGAGCCTCTTTCATCAAAGACAACATAGTCTCCATCACTATATCCAGTTCCTTTATTTGCACTATCTACAAATATCTGTTCTATACCACCAGATGTTATTTCTCCTACCATTGATGTTGCACTTTGTCCAACACCTTGTTCTGATTCTGGTAGGGATATATTTACTTGGTCGGATACACGATACAATGCACCTTGAGAATATTCATCTGAATACATTGAACCTTGTGATGGTGCTTCTGTACTTGTAGTGTTGACTGTTTCTCTAACCATCTTAGGTAGTCCACCATGAATCGGATGATTAGTTGTAATGTTTGTAGTTGCAGTTTCTAATACTAGGGAATGTAATGTTTCACCCAACCAAGAAGGTGTCCTAGTTGTTTGTAATCCTGTTTCTAATAAGAACCCTTCTGAGTCTTCTGCTTCTGCACCAACATTACCAGTTCCATCTTCTAGACTGATTGTGACTCCACTTTCTGTTGGTGACACACCACTAGAAATACCTCTAACAGTTGCATAATAGAAATCAGTTGCCTTCTCTCTTGATTGAAGTTCTACAGTATCACCTATTGATAGAGTTCCAATATAAGGAGTCTCTATTCTAATTGCATAGACATTAGTACCTTCACCAGAAGTTACCCTTGTGGTCTTATCCACTTGAATATTGGTAATGATATCTTGAGCTGCATCTCTCTTGATAATTCTACCAAGAGGATAATCTAATAAATTGAATGTTGAATATAAGTGTAGTAGTTCGGTTTCTACCCATCCAGAATCAGATGGTGCTACTACATTATCTTGTGGGTATATAATACTAATGTCTTCACCATACAATATCCTAAAAAGGAATTGGTATGATGCAAGACTACCCTTTGTGTTGTATATCTCTGAGATATGTTTTGCAAGAATTCTTTTGTCTGCGATGACCTCTTGGTCAATCATCGGCATGAAGTCTTCTCTAAAGTAATTTAAGAAGTCTCCAGTAGTCTTATCTACATCTGCATATGAGAGTAGATTGTTACCTGCCATTAATGAGTTACCTGTAAAGGTATCTACCTTTGCAGTGTACCCACTGTTCTGTCCTACAATCACTTCATCTATTAAGAAATGAGATTCGGTAAACAACTCTATGTAGAGTTTAGAATTACCATTTCCTAATACATCAATTCGTGCAGTTGCACCAGATGTAGAACCTACAACATATTCTCCTACTTCCCAAGAAGCCTCTTGGGTTACTCCAGTAGCAGAATTCCTTTCTAATAGAAACTTAGTAGTAACGACTGGAGAAGGTGAGTAAGTTGCTGTCTCTTGGACAAGACTCCCTACACCATCTTCCAGTCCTACTGTTTCTAAATCAGTTCCTTCCTTGTGTACTAATATTCCTTTTTCAAGAAAGTCAAAGTATGCTTCAAGGAAGGTCTGAAAACCAGGCCCATCTTCTGACATGAAGTTAGGTAACAACTCATGAAGTTGGTCTTTAATTCTGTCGTGAAGAATGGGCATAATTATTAACTGATTGCTCCACCTTGATTAGATAATACTACCCAACCATATGTTGCACCAGTGTAAAGCATAATTACACAATCGCCTGCATCGGCAACAGTGATTTTTGAACCACCTGTGAAAGTTCCAGAAGGAGTAATCTCACAACCAGTACCACCACCAGTAGCAACTATACAAATGAACTTAACCTGTCCTGTACTTCCATTTGGAAGAGTTAGAACATCGGTTCCAGAACCACTGATAGTTACATAGTGTGCAAATTTACCTGCTGTTGCTGTTGCAGCATTACTTGTAAAAGTAATTGCTTCAGCACTTTGTGCAAAACCCAAGTAATCTGGAAGGTTCTGTAAAACATTACTCATAGATACTTTCTTGTTTACTGGAGTTCCAGCAGGGTCGTCAATAACATGTAGCAAGTCTTCACCTGCTATACCTGTCCCTAAATCGGTTAGGGCCGTTACTTTTTTATCCGCCATTTTAGTTTCCTCTCTAAATAAGCATTAATTTAAACCCACAACATGTGGGAATTCTACTTCATGCATACACATGAATCATAGTTTAGGAGTGTGAACTTGAGGATGTGTATCCTACTCCAGCACTCGTATCACCAGATGCAATAGAGTCTGAGACTCCAGTTGCACTTATTAATGATGTGTTAACATCTAGAAGGTTACTTCTAAATGCAACTGCATCATACGAACTTGGTATGATAGTAAAATAAATGGTGTCGTCTGTATTTGCTGTTGAAATAACATTGACTCCATTTATTGTTATTTTACCATTCAAGTAATCGACAGTTCCAGCTTCTTCTGAAGCATAAACTCTCGTGGAACCTGTGAAGTAATACCTTCTAAGGTTACCAGAACCATCATCGTCAAAGTAAGATGTAAATGCATCTCCACTTACAACGAATCCTGTTGTCTCTATAATACCACCACCATCTTTATTATAACCAGTGTGTGGATTATGAAAATTGTTTCCAGCACCAAACTCTACAGTGTATCCTTTTGATTCAGATAGAGTTGGTGATAATGTCTTTCTTAATTTTGTTGTTGTGACATTCGATAGGATACTAGATTCTGCACTATCTATATCGTGATTTAATACAGAACTTCTGAACACTGAATCGAATCCACTTAAGTATTTTGTATCGTGTGCAACAACAGCAGCTTTAACTAATGTCTCTAACTCGGAAGAAGTCTTTGTGGTTGCACGAGGATTAAATTTAAAATTGGTGTTAATTATTATTTCTATCACTTCTGCATCAACTATGTTCGGTCTTACTGTCAACATATTTAGTGTCTTTAAAGAAGACTTTAAATTTGTCTTTTCAGTTGATGTTAATGTGTTTACTGTTTGACTTGGTTTGATAGAAATAAATACCTTTCCATATTCTGGTGGTTCATTATCTTCACCACCCCAGACTGCAATTGAATCTGCGCCTGGATATAAAGTTTGTAGTTTAGATTTATAATCTTCTACTGTTACTAATCTGTTTTGAGATGTGTAGAATTTAGAAGCTGCAAACTTAATTGATTCTACAGACTCTTTCTCTTTACCACCAGATGCAACAATACCAGTTGTAATAGTTACATCGGAGTTACCATTTATATTATCAGACATGGAGAAGTTCTTTGAACCATTCGCATGTACTTCATTAGTAACTAGATATGAGATAGTAATTGTGTCACCATCTAAAGGTTCTGCACTAACATTACCATCACCAAAATATACTTCAAAGAATCCTTCGTCATTCTCTTGAACATACCAGACTTTAGATTTAGATGTAACAGAAGATATATCTTTAGACTGCACCCATGATGTAGTTGTTGTACCAGAAGTAATAGTAATCGAAATACTTGTAGTGTCAACACCAGATTCAGTCATTGGGAATCTTTGGTTTTGTATCTGAGAGTTATACCTATAGATATCTGTATTCATACTTCCTTGATGAATTGCTAAATCGTCAAAAAGGAAGACACCATTTGCTGGTGCAATTGTCTTTGTATCTAGAACTACGAATGGATAATTTACTCCATCGAAATTAGTAGTAAATTTATGTCCTCTATTAATCGTCAATGCAGTAGGAGTTGCCCCACCAATTGTTGGACTATTTACTTGTACATCTAATGTTGCTTTACTAGCAGTTGCAGAGGTAGGAGTGTATCCTATTTCCTTTGCACGAGATACTACATTCTTTCTTATTTGTGCAGTATCCAAAAACATTTCAGATGCAACCATGTTAGCATTAAATGCACTAACATGTGAACTGTATGCAAGAAGGTCTATTAATAAACTAATATTACTACCTTCAAAATCGTAGTCTTTTAATGTTGTTTGTCCCTTAAGATATTCCTTAAGGTTTGCTGATATGGAATCGAAATCCAAATCAGTAATGTTTACTTGATTACTTTTTATTGCCATCTTATCTTACTCTCTTTAATAGGACTGTTAATTCTTGTGGTTCTGGAGAACCAGTAACACCATAATGGATAGTAAGGTTAATAGAATTATCACTCTGGTCTGAATAGAATACATCATAGATTTTGCATCTTGGTTCTAATTGGTGAATAGTTGTGATAACATCTTTAGTGATACTTCTTCTAGATATCTCATCATTTAACTCAAACAACTGTCCTATTAGGTTCGTTCCAAAGGATGGTTTAAAAGGTCTTTCATAATGATTAGTTAATAATATATTTCTAAGACTTCTTTTTACTGCATCCTTATCTTGCTTGAGAGTTAAATCTCCAGACTGAGGATGTGCTGTTAGATTGATATCTAAATCAGTATACCACTTTCGTGCTACATTCTTCCCTTTATTTGGTATTACTTTCATTTGTGCCATACTATTATTTATACGACAACTAAATGTTTATTTGACATAAGGGTACAGAAAATTGTATAATACTTGTATTGGTTATTATATATAAAGTTTAAATTAAATGAACAAATCCCTTGACGCAGGGGTACATAAAAGAGTATAATAGCTGTAGATGGTGAGATAACACCAAAAGAAAAAAACCAGAAGTGCTTGAGAGTTCGACCTTCTAAAAAATAGAGAAACTCTACTTGACTAAGATTTAAACAAGTGTTACTGAAAAGGTTCTTAATCATTAAAAACTATAACAATTTAACAAGTTGGATTTACTGTTGAACTCTGGCATGGAAACGCAAACCATTGGTTCTTGAACCAAGTTACAAAACCAAGTCTCAACCACAATAGGTGCCCGAAGGTTAGTCCCCTTTGCCTGAAAAATGGAGCCAAAAGTCAATGACGATGATGAGGTAGGAGATTCCAACTAGAGATTTGATTCGACAATACAGAAGTGTACTTTATGCAGACAAGTCTCGGAAACATCCCACTCTTCGGAGTGGGATTTTTTTTAGTATGACATTGTATGACACTTTTCGAGGGTATGGCCGTCTGGTAACAGGGTAGGCCTCAACCACATGTTCGGAGATGACAAGTATGTATCTGCCCTGCCCTCTTTTTTATATTATTAACTTTCGTTTAGGCCATGAACAAATAAAAAGATACTACAGATAAGTATACCAATGAGAGATACTATATCGTACCACTTCATGACTAGAAATGCTTTTCAATATATCGATGTACCCAGATGTATGCTACAACAGCAATGCAGATTACTAGTTCCTTAAGAAGTTCACCAAGTTCAGTTACAGTAGTCATCGTACATATTCTTGACAGGTAAGATGAGCAGGAGAATGTCCAGTACAAACTGTAATAGTATCCTTTTCAAATTTCTTATAATTGTAGTCCCAACTCGTTTGGGCAGTTGCACATCCAGATGATGCTAAAACAACTAGGAGTCCCATAAAGAATATATGAGTCCAAGTTTTGGAAGGTTTCATTTTATTTCCTTAGATTATTAGATTAAACACAGGTGTATTACTAGAGTAACACACCCAAATATTTATAATAGATATTACTCTGAATAGGAGTCCCATGAAAAATTATTTTGATAGAGCATATCCACAAGGATATAAAGAACAGATATGTCGGCAGGAGAATTCTCCGATAGGAGTCCCAACTCTGAAAACGCTATCGAATTCTCAAAAGAAGAACTACTTACCCCTTAACCACTATATTAGGAGTCCCATTAAAGGTATACCCCCCCTATAAGGCTCAGACGACTGGAGTGCCATCGCTATTGACATTGCTGTATGGGTCTGATATACTCATGGATGTATCTGAGGTTGTAGTTAAGGTTGCAACTTCTTCAAGCCCAGAGGGTAATGAGATACTCTTAGGCATTCCAATTAGAGTGAGTGCATCACAAAAGGTGAATGGTATGAAGGGTATCTTTATTCCTATCTTCTCTAGTAGACTCATTACTTTCTCTACCCACTTCTCTAACATATAGATGGGATAGTCTATGTTGAACTTTCGCAAGTTCTCCATGATTCTGGATACTCTGCGTGCTGTTGATTGTACCTTCTCTTCTATAGCCCCACCCATGATGTCCTCTATAGTCATACCGAATATAGATAGGGATGTCAAGGTCTTCTCTAGTTCTTCCATCCATTGGTCGCCCTTCTTCTTGGCAGCCTCAATGAGCTTATCAAACATACTCTCTATGTCTAGGGACAATAGGTCTTTGAGCCCCAGTATAGACAGCCCTAAGTCCTCTACCAATTTGATGGCTTTCTTGAAGGCCTTCATCAGAAGGGCATAGAGACCCCCAGAAATCGTCTGTATGACCCATTCCATCATCTTCCTTACACCCATCTCATCATGTACAATACCCATCTCAGACCACATCTCTTGCATGCTAGAGGGCAGCATCTTACGATACTTCTCAAAGTTCTTCGTAACCTTTGCGATTAACTCTGCTTTATAGTCCTTATTCTTGAACAATTCGATGACATCGATTGAAAAACCTAGTGGTGTAGGGATACTTAGATTGATTGGGATGACTTTGGTGACAATCTCGGCCATCTTTATTTGACAAATGAACTTGAATTCGTTATGAATACACTGAGCGAGGTCTTGTTTTTCCCATTCTGGTATCTTTACAGTGGCATCTGGTATATACGACATAGGGAAATTACCTAGTCCTTCCTCTATACCATCAATTACAGCTTGTACAGCAGCCCCTTTTTCCATTAATTCTGCATTGAGAGTGATAGTACCTATCCTCTGTATCTCACTAGGAAGGGCTGCGAGAGAACCGAGAGTTTGTTGCAAGTCTTTTACACTAGGTAATAGTGTATTAGGACAGTCTAATTGTGGTATTGCAATCATGCGAAATTGTTGAAGCGCTCAAGATGGCGCTTTATCTCTTCGTCAACACAAGCCTTATATAACTCTGGTGTGGTAAGGTAGTTGTCACAAGATGGTAGTTTAGAATCATTCTCTTCCAATTCTCTTATCACCTCAGGCGCTTCGGCTTCGGGCAGGCACACGAAAGAACCATCTGTATCGTTATGACATAGGCCTGGAAGTATCTCAGTGGTGCTTACACATCCCATCATTAGGACACACATAAGGATTGGAATCCCCCTCTCTTGCCACATAAGGTTTTCAGTTTTATTTTTCATCGTTTTTGCCCTTTTTTTCATTACAAATTTATTATTTTTTATTATTTCCAGTGATTTTGGAGCTACAAAAAGGTTTCTTAGAGGTATTCCGAGTGCTTTTACCGAATATATTGTCCCAATTCTCACTAAATTTATTAAAATCTTTGATTGGTCTGGGTTTATCTCCCTTACCACCAATCCACTTACCACTCATTAAGAACCCTCTTGTTTCACCGAATTCAGTAGTATATTCGCACCTTTCATGTCTATATCACCACTTGCAGTAACCTTACAGTCCCCTTGTGCAGTGATATTACAGTTCTCTGTTGCAGTTATATTGGTACTCCCAGTGGTTACTAGGTTATAATTACCATTCTTTAATTCGATATCAGCACTACCTGCGATAAGCACTTTATGGTCTTTTAATATAATCTCTACATGGTCATTGACTATCTTAGTAATCTTTGTACCATCTGCGATTATCTCTTCTCTAGTACCACTCCTATGGTAAGTGTGTATCCTCTCTGCACCAACACTATCATCTACCTCAAAGACATGTCCAGATTCAGTCTCAGTAACCTTATTATATGGGTATACTGGTTTATAGATGTTGTCTCTATTCTTCTTCTGATACAACTCAGATTCCTTCACTATCGCACCATCGTGGCTAATAATCATACTATTGGGGTACTGGTCGTAGTCTCCTCTACCTGCTGGATTGATGTCTGATTGGTCGTAATACTCTTCTTTAGGGTAGTTCTTAGGTGTTCCTTTCTCTACTGTAGTACCTGTGCCATCTAGTTCTTGTTTAATATTTGATGGTCTGACCGGCGTATCTGATAATTTAACAGACAGTCCGAATCCCCTTGTTATGTGTTGTGGGTCTTTTCCATCTGGTTTACCTTCGTATGACTCTTGTCGTGGGTCATTAAATCCCTTGTCTGGTGACCTTAATATTCCTTCGTTTCTCTCGTCTAACTTGTAATGTTTGCCTGGCGTACCGAATAATGTACCAATTATCACTGGGTCTTGCATATCATCACCATCTCTCCAGAACCCCATTACTGTTGTTCCTTCTACTAATCCATGTGGTGATACTCCTAATCCAGACAATGAACTACCAGTATTCGGCATTAAAACATCACTCCAAGGCAAGTCTGGTGTTGCGATGTTCTGTTTATCATCACTATGGACACCATATATCCTCACTCTTACTCGTCCTAAGAATGATGGGTCAAATCTATCCTCTACTATACCAGTAAAGAATGACATCTCATTTAATCCACCGAATTTAATCATTTTTGATACCTGTATGTTCCTTTTTCTTGTCCATCCCAATTAAGGTCTGTTACTTTGCCCTGTTCTTCAATATAATCGACATATGACTCCAGTTTTGATGATTTCTCATACTTCTCTCGTAACCAATCCTTATATGTCTCTGCATATTCGTCTCTATCCATCCTATCTGGTGCAGATATAGGGTCACTAAACTCGTCTGAGTAGTCTAACCACATTCTGGTTACAAAACTCCTGTATAGGTCTTCTTCTGTTACTGTTGTGCTTGTCATGATGTCATTTGTCCTTCTAATCCTTCATTTGGTGGTACTGGTGGGGCATCGTAACCATCTATATTAACCTCTGCACCATCTGTTGAGCATGTTAATTGACATACTAACTCGTCTTTAGTACCTTGAAAGGATAGTGCAGTGATAAGCATTTCTCCATTCTGGAGTATTTCTGGTTCTTCTTCCCCGCCTGGAATAGGTTGTTTAAGGTCTAGGTTTATAACCATTCCAGCATTAATATTTGTTCGTCCAGAGATAACTATATTCATTGTATTAGTATCTAGTATCTTTTTGACCGAATTTCTTCTAAAATTGTGTAGTCCTGTGTCTTGGTGTAGTGAGATAGTGTTCTTATTAACCCCATTTATATTAAATTGTGGTTCATATCCGAAGTCAACTACTGCATCTTTGTATGTTATAATCGATTCTAGGCCCTCTATAGTCATTGCTATACCCATATCTCCTTCACCCTCAGTACCATCAGATGGTTGTCTATATGACTCGTTACCTATTCTAAATGGTGGTGCTTTACTTATATGAGTCCCACCTTCCCATTCTCCATCACCATTTAATTTATATTCTTCTTGTCCTAATATACTATATTCTATTTCTTGATATAATTTAAGTGTTGGATTATATGTAATTCTTTTACCAGAATATACTCCATCAGTTGTATTTTGTTCTGTATTAAACATTTCAACTTGGTTTATATCGTATATATCCATACCTGGCCCAGGCCTTCCTTCTTCACCTTGACCCTCACCATCATCATATGTTGCATCTTTGTCTCCAGTACCACCTAATGGTTCACCAAATACTACCTCTCCATTGAGATATTTAATGCCCATCATGTCTTCTACTGTATGCAATCTATACCCATTCCTTGCAGTCTGATATAGATAAAAACTGTCTCTAGTAGTACCTTCTTCTACCGACATGTTGTGTACTAACCAATCAAGTGTATTATTTACTGTATAATTGGGTACTACTACATGGTAGTTTTGTGGTTCAGACTGTTGTCTTACTGACATCCATCTGCCATCAGTAGTCTTATCACTACTATCTTGGATACCTAATTCGTTCTTTAATATTTTTGCACTGATATCTGATAGGGAACCAGAATATGCTTTAGATAATCGTTTTCTTTTACTTGCAATGGATTGTGGTGAAATAAAATATAATTTATATTGTCTAGTGTTACCATCAGTGGTCTTTTTCATTGCACTGACTTTATGAATCCTACATGTTATATCAACTTGCTCTTCAAATGGTACTTCTGTATCAATACCTTCTATACCAGAGAAATGGATACGAATATATTCCTGTCCAGTAAATCCTATACGATTAAATACATTACTACCATCTATTACTGTAACATATCCACCAATATGATTAGAATATATTGATTCAGATATCATAAAGTCTTGATATATTTGTTTTATATCAAGTTGATATCCTTCGTTGTTACTTATTGTCATGGAGTGCATGACATAACGATTTGGTGTATTTGCACCCTCTGGCATAATTAAGTCCTAATCACTTCTTTAAATTCTTTTACTATCCTATGTGAGAATTTACTCGGAATATATTTAATAAACCTTTTATCTGCATTTAATGTTCTTTCATACTCTGCATTGGAAACTATAGCATATGTTGAATTATATTCAGTTGTTTTATTATTATTTGCATCAATATAATGGTGTGGTCTATCTTTATGGTCTGCTAGTGCATGTAATGTGAATGATTTATTTGATTTACTACCAGTTACAGTTTCACCTACTTGGAATACTCCACTTACATCATTAATTATAACATGATTAAATGTAGGGTCAACATTTATCGCATATCCTGATGCTCCTGATGTTCCACCTATTATCTTTTCACCCATTGTGAATTTACTTGTAGCAGATGACACTATAGATGTAGGATATTCTGCAACTAGTGCCTTTCCAGTATACTTTCTACTAATATATTTCTCTTGCACTGAATCAGACCTAGGCCAATCTGCATGAGTTGTTAAATTATCGTTGACTAACCAGAATAACCAATATAAAGTTCCATCACCATATACTCTACTTGCAAGTGTGTCTGGTCTTTCACCATTATCTATGTGTAGGAATTCATATCCTGTTACACCATCATCTGCATCATCGAATACTCTAACTTGTCTGAATAAATCCTTTACACGAACTAAATTACCATCATTCTTGATGTCGTATTCCATCGTTGGAAAATACTTAAAATAATTACTCATTGCCATATGTCATTACCCCCCACCATTTAACTCTGCATCAGTTGGGCCTTCATTATCCATAGAGTCGAATCTTGACTCATCTGGGAAACCATCTGCCATCTCTGCATCAGTTGGTTCTGTCCAACCACCGATTAGTTTATTATCTTGTCCTATAGTTTCTTCATCAGATGGTGGATTATCTTTAACCATCCTTGCATCTCTATTCATAGCACCCATCATTGAATCCATTCTACTATCTCTGTGGACTGATACAAATTTCTGGTATCTTTCACTATCCATTGTGATAAGTTCAGTAAACTCTACACTTAATGTTATTCCATTTGGATATAATCCAGATGCAAAGTTACCACCTTCTTCTGCCTGTTCTGGTTGTCCGATAAATGTCATATCAGAACCACCAGAATAGTCCACACCAACCTTAGTTAGTCCAGATGGTAATGGTTTTTCTAATTGTTTTGAAATAGGGCCAAAATAATCCAACTCAAATGTGTATGGTATATGGAATCGTCTTGGACTTTGAGAATCTACTGTTGGTAATGAACAGAGTTTTAATATATAAATGATTTGTGCAATTGCATCTGAATCTTGTTGATTAAATGGATGTAAGTCGAATGAATATGAGTGGTTTCTAAACCCTACACCCTCAAACAACTGGAACTTAACTGGGTTTTGTACTTCACCTTCTGCAATTGGTGTTAATGGTGCGAGTGCTTCTAATACTCCTCTACCAAGTTCTTTACCACCACCAGTTACTACATCAATGAAGGTATCACTGAAACTTCTACCACCTTCATTAGTTCCACCCACCCCTTGATAGTCTGCATCCATTACACTTTGTGTTGCAGCTGCACCTAAACCTATTTCTTCTGTCTTATATGATACTGCAATGTCATCTTGTATCTTAGGTAGTGGAAGTGCAATCTCATATCCATCTCTATTTGCAACTTTAGCCCCAATTTGTTTCATGGTTCTAATTATTAAGAAGTTATTGACAAATGATTGTTCTTGGTCTGTTGGGAATTGTATTCTAGTTATCTTTTCTGGGTTAACACCAGTATCAACAGCACCCATCTGTAACTTTCTGTTTACTGCATTTCTTTCCTTCATCTTATCTGCATGTGATGTGATAGATGAAGGCACATTTGATATATTCACACCAAACTTGGCTGCAAATAAATCGTCTAATGCATCAGATATGTTTGCATTGAACATGTTTCTCTGTCCTTCTAGTGCAGAGTTTAAATCTGCTTTAACAGAACCCATTAACTGGTTTTTGAATGATTTGAATAATCCTTTTAACATATGTAACCCTAAATAGTATTGTATTTGATTTCTATAGAGTATTTATATGAGTTACAAAGGAAGATTTAAACCAAAACACTATAATAAGTATAAAGGTGACCCAACAAAGATTGTTTATAGGTCTTTATGGGAAAGAAGATTCATGAAATATTGTGATGATAACCCTAATATACTTAGATGGTCTAGTGAAGAAGTCATTATACCTTACCGAACAGATGATGGTAATCTCCATCGTTATTTCCCAGATTTCATGATAGAATATAAAGATGCTCAAGGAAAGTTCCAAAGAGAGATAATAGAAGTCAAACCAAAGAAACAGTGTGCCCCACCAGTTCGTGGTAAGAAGGCATTAGGTCGTTATATATCAGAAGTTAAAACATATCGTAAGAATGAACTTAAGTGGGATGCAGCCAGAGAGTATTGTGTCGAAAGAGGATACAAATTTCGTATATTAACAGAAGACCACTTGACTTGAGAGTATAAATACTAGTATGGCAGGAAAACTATTTGACAGATTAGAACAAGAAGCCTTTAGAGGTGGAATCCAAGCAAGGACTAAAGAGTCCATGAAGTGGTTTCGTACTCGTGTGTCTCAGATAAAAAGAGTTAATTCAAAAGAGATACAGCAGGAAGCAAGACAGAAGTCAAGACATTTGTTTGGTGAAATGTATATGATGTTCTATGACCCAAAACATAAGAAAACTCTTCCATATTATGATAGATTCCCACTTGTTATTCCTTTTCAGAGAGCAAAAGGTGGGTTCTTGGGTCTAAACTTGCACTACTTACCACATGGTCTTCGTGCAACTTTCCTTGACCAATTGTATGATACTACAACTAATGATAAGTATGATAACTCTACAAGGTTTAGATTGACATATGATATACTACAAAAGGTATCATCAAATAATGCCTTTGAACCTTGTGTTAAACATTACCTATCTGGTCATATTAGAAGTAAACTAGGTGTAGTTGATGCAGCTGATTGGGAAATTGCAATATTCCTACCAACAGAACAATTTAAGAAAGCAAGTGTGGCTAAAGTCTACACTGATTCTAGAAGAAAAATGAGACAGGCAAATAACTAATGGAGACATTTAAAGAGTGGTTATCACCAATAAAAAGAGGTAGGAAACTTACAAGAAAAGATGTACCACATGTTCAAGACCATATCAGTCATTCATATCTTGAGAAGGAAATTAAAGATAAGATTTCATTTGATGGTGATGCAATCTATTTAAAGAAAACTGGTAAGACCATAATAACATCAAAACAGTATGTTAATAAAATGGACATTGATTCTGTCATAAAAGTATTGAGGCAAAAGGTTAAATGAAAATAGATAGATTTAAAGCACAAGTAAACTCAATGGCAAGAACTAATAGGTTCAACCTTGCAATGTTTGGTACTGGTGGTGCAGTTAGTGGATTAAGAATGAGAGGACTCCACTGCACTACAGCTGTAATGCCAGGCAGAGGGTTTATGACTAAAACACCAATCGATTATGGGCCTAGAAGAACAGTTCCAACAATGCCCCAATACGATGCATTTGATTGTACCTTCCGATTAGAAAACCATTATGAAGATAGAGAACTGTTAGAGAAATGGCAAGAGGCAGTATTTAGCCCTGCACCAGATTTTTATATGAATTACCTTGACGATTACAAGGGACTCATTTACTTAGAACAAGTAGACCATTATAGCCAAGTTACATACAGAGGTGTAATGGTAGATGCGTGGCCGATGCAGATAGGGGTATCAACCTTTAGTGCAGACTCCAACAATGAAATACAAACTGTCACTGGACAGTTTAATTACAGATTTTGGTTTAGTGAGTTTACTAACTCAAAACCAGACACCTTTCTTGGTGGTATTCTCCAGAAATTTGGGAAGAAACTAGGAAGGAAAATAACATCCAAATTAGAGGATGTTGTATTTTAAGTATAAATACTTAAAAGAAATAATAGTGAGGAATATATTATGGCATTACCAAAGGTAAACCAAGTAGAATATACTGCTGAATTACCATTAAGTAAGATTGAAGTGGGATATCGTCCATTTACAGTTAAAGAACAAAAGATATTTTTAATTGCAATGGAAGATGGTACTGCACCTGTAGTGAGTAAGGCATTAATTAATGTCACTCAAGGATGTGTTACCAATGAGGACTTGGATGTTAGGAAAATCCCAGGCCCAGACCTAGAATGGTTGTTTTTACAGATGAGATGTAAATCTGTTGGTGAATCATCAACAGTAACCTTTAAATGTGAAAAGTGTGGACATGAAAATAAACAAGATGTCAACTTAGAAGAAGCAACTGTTGGAAAAGGGGATGTGGATTGGGAAGGTACTACCAATGTCCAGATTAACGATACTTTAGGAGTTAGATTATCAGCACCATCATTTGGAATGGTGGAAGAGAAGTTGATGGAAGTACAACAACTGTCTGCTGAAGATTTATACGATATCGTTTGTTTGTGTATTTCACAAGTCTATGATGAAGAACAAGTTTGGGATAGAACAGACTTTAGTAAGAAAGAATTGCATGAATTTGTTGACAGTATGTCATCAGAGCAATTCAATAGGATGATAGAGTTCTTTGATGACCTACCAAGACTACAACTTATTAGAGAGTTTGATTGCGAAGAATGTCAACATCATAATACTTTGGAAATACAGGGCTTGCAGAATTTTTTCGTCTAGCCCTTTCTCATGAAAGTTTAGTGAACTATATGAACACTAACTTTGGATTGATGCAACACCACAACTATAGTCTTGCAGAATTGGAAGGACAGTTGCCTTGGGAAAGGGAAATTTATATTGCTCTTCTTATGCAATGGTTAGAAGAAGAGGAATTAAGAAGAAAACAAGAAAAGAACCGAATATAGGTTCATAGGAGAGTAAAATGGCAGACAATGTAGTAATGGATACTACCAGAAATGAAGTCCAGATTGATTTGGATAAATTTATGGCTATGTCCGAAGAAATATCTGAATTAAAAGATAAACTAAGAGAAGCTACTGACCCAGAGTTACAGGACAAAAGAAATCCTTGGCAGAAATGGATTCATCTTGCAAAGACAGTCGATGCATGGAGAATTTGGCCAAGAGCATTCTTAAGTGTTTATATCTTCCTAATTTATTTCGTTGTTATGTGGTTCATAGATTTAGAAGCACCATCAATGGAACAAAGTGGATTGATTAGTATACTCGTAGGTGCTGGAGCTGCATGGTTTGGACTATATGTTAATAGTGCATCCAAAGACCATGCTGCTGATGCAAATAAGTAAATAGGATAACCAATGGCGAACACCACTGATAAAGTAGACCCAACTTCGATGCAAAGAACCCAGACTAAGGGTAAATTTGACACGAATGAAAAATGGCAGAAAAAGGTCGATGCGTCTAATAAGGTACAAGAGGCTGAACTTAAAAAGAACAATGCTGAACTTATCAAACAAGGTAAGTTAACCGAAGACCAATCCAAGAGGTCAGAAGACCTTCTTGAATCACTCCAGAAGTCCCAGATGGACACAAGAGCCAAGATGATGAACCCAGAAGTTCATCAAGAAATGGCTTCGTCTATTGGTATTCAAAAAGATGTATTCATCGCACACGCTTTATCACAAGGAAAAAGAGAACAAGAAAAACTCCAACTGCAAAATGAAATAAAAGCGATAGAAGAGAATAATCTTCAAACAACCGAAGAAGGTTGGACTAAGAGAAATGAACTTCAATCACAAATTGATGCAATCGATAAGAGTAATGAAGACTGGGGTAAGCAAAATAACTCTCTACTATTTGGAGTAAAAAAGTGGACTCAAAAGACTTGGGAAGAGATTGGTAAACAATCTTATGGTGATATTCTTGGTGATGGATTTGGTGGTCTTAAAGATGACTTCATGGGTCTTATGGGGCCTGCAAGTGCAGTATTAGGAAACATTCCATTCCTTAAACCTATTGCATCAATGACTGGAAAACTTCTTATGAAGACTATCCATGCTCTTACTAGAACTGAGTTCTGGGAAAAGAGTAAAATGGCAATGGCCAAACTCCGAGACAAACTTTCATTCAAACAATGGAGAATGGATAGGAGAGAGAAGAAGAAAGAAAGAAAGAAACCTATGAAGGTTGAAGTCGAGACAAAAGGTGGTGATGATAAAGGTGATAAAGGTGGAAGTGGTGCTGGACTAATGTTAAAACTTAGAGGTCTTGCAGTAGTTCTACCAATGTTAGCTGCTCCAATAAGACTTTTAGGTATGACTCTTGCATCTATGGCACCAATTGCAGGGCCAATGGTAATAGGTGCTGGTGCATTAGGACTTGCACTTGCAGCTTTAGGTGCTGGTGCTGGTGTTGGACTTATGGTACTAGGTGCTGGTCTTATAGTGGTTGGATTAGGTATGGTCAAACTTGCAAAAGGATTTGAGGCATTCACTGACTTAGATGGTGAGGCAATTCGTTTCAACATATCAGAGATTGGTAAGTCTATGGGATGGTTACTTGGACTTGCATTCATAGGAACAATAGCATCTGTTGCTGGTAAATTATCTGGTGGTATACCAGACCTCGCAAACTCATTCAAATCATTTGACCCTAATATAGAAGGTAATGTACAAGGTAAGGATGTTGCATCAAATATCACTGCACTTGGTGTTGCAATGGAATCATTATCTGCAATTGCATCTACCTCACTAGGTACATCCTTTAAAGGTTGGGTTGGTAGTTTCTTCACTGATGATGGTGAATCACCAATGGTGAAGTTGGCAAATGACCTTAGAGCATTTGAATCAGTAGATGGAGAAGCACTTGCTGCTGCAGCTCCTGGCATTATAACCCTATCATCTGCAATGAATGAATGGGGTAAGAATGCACCAGAAACAGGTGTATGGGATGCGATAGGTGCTGGTTTAGGTTCCTTGTTTGGTACTGATATGATGTCTACTCTAGAAAAGGTTGCAAATTTACCAGCAGGAATTGATAAGAAGGCAGAAGCACTTAAGACTGTTGGAGAAGGTTTTGAAGCACTTGGAGAAGGGATTAAACATCTTAATGACCAAGATTTAGATAAGTGGTGGGACTATGTAGTTAAAGGTTTAAATAAAGTAGACCATGTAACTATTACACCATCTGTTTCAGTTGCAAGTATCGATTACATGATGGCTTATGGTTCAAAATCTGGTGTTGTAATTAATGCAGCTGCATCTGCTGCAGCTGGTGCTGGTGGTGGTGGAAATGCAACTATGAATCAAGCAAACCAAGTAGTTAATAACATCAATACAAGTAATAGTAAACAATATGTGGCATCTGGTGGTATTCTAACCGACCAGCAAGTAAGAACAAATCAGAAATTAAATTAAGAATGGTTGATTGACTGGCCCCTGCACCCGCCGTCTAATCCGATACTTCTCTGCCGCATAAGTATCTTTCCTCGTTTCTTATACCCAACCCTCAAACCCTTCGTTGGTATAGAATCTCCAGACTCCATTAGGTGGTTGTCTGGCCCCCGCAATCGTTTTAGTCGTGCATAATATTTATATAAAATTCAAGTTTGACTAAAACTCTACCTACACATCGTTTGCAAGTTTTTCAAAGTACGACATGTTGTCGTCCTCATCTGCATCTGTACTTGGTATTGCCGTTTCAGATACACTTGGTATAGGTGAAGGTTGTGCAGTATCAGTAAAATCTTCTGAACGACTGGCTGCAGTTGCAGTCGGAACTGCAAGTCCAAGAACTCTTTCAAGTTTCTCTTTTAGTTCGTCATAAGATTTGAACTGGTCTGGTGCAATAACACCCTGTAGAGAGTGTTGTGAATTCCAAGTTGCTTCCAACTGGTCATCATTATCAAACAATGGAGCAGCTGCACTGAACTCTGACTTATCATAGTTCCAGAAACCATCTACCTTTCTTAGTTTGATTTTGAAGTTTGCACCTTCCCACAAGTCAAAAGGATTAACTGGTGTTTCATCCTCAAATTGTGGTTGCATTTTATCCTTCAACATTTCAAAGATTTTCTTCCCAAATCTGTATAGGAATACTTTACCTTCATTCTCTGGATGTGCTGGGTCAGAAACAACATATATGTTAGAAACATAATGCAATCTTCGTTTCTGTTTCCTTGCAATATCCTTATTAGCTTCCATACCAGAGTTCCACAATTCAGTATTGTGTTCTGATACTGGGTCTTGTTTATTGAGAGTCGTTAAACTTTTCTCAATATACCATCCACCTGGCCCTTGAAAGCCATGATCCCAATACTGAACCCAAGGCATGTCTTCACCAGTTGGTGCAGGCAAGAACCTTACTTCAGCATAACCATTACCAGATTTATCCATTTCTATTTTCCAGAATCGGTCATCTGCGAATGATTTTTGGGTATTGTTACCACCAGAGGTCTCTAGTGATTTTTGCAGTGTATCGAACCCACTGCGGGATTTCTTTAAGTCTTGAAAAGACATAATATACTCCTCGTATTTATCGTATTAATCGTATAACTCGTTATGAGTCAGAAGGTGAACACTAAGTTCATCCTTCATATAATAATAATCTATGTTTTGGAATCTGTCAAGTAAAACATTGAGTTGATTTGTCTGAGACATCCAACCTCTTTCGTCTTCCTCTTTCAGTCTAGTGTTTTCTGGGTCAGTTTCTAACCCATAACATCTAGTTCCAGCATAAACATTATTGTAAGTATTTATATCATAATTCCATATGGAATCGAATCCCACATAAACTATGTTATCATACTTTCCTGTCATGGAAGCCATTGCACTTGCAGTGGTTCCACAAAAGAAATTCTCGAATAAGAAAGGGTCATCTTCTGGCCCTCTCACTTCTTTAATCTTATAATCCTCTTCTATTCCTATTGCTTGCATTTCTAGGATACCTACATTACCATTACCCTTTCCATGCATAGTGATATGTGTATGTTCTGGTCTTATCCATTCTCTTACTGGGACATCCATTGTTGATTTAATCACTGGATATTCTTCATCCCTATGTAATGGTTCTGTCCATTCTCCAGAGAAGTAACATTGGTTGTACTTAGGGTATGCTGATTCAGCACACTCACCCATGATACTTACATCTACTATTGTAAGGTAGTCTGGAGTATAATCTCTAAACAATGCATTACAACCCCATACATCCCCACCAAGAATATCTAAATCTAATCCTATTCTAGATTGTCCATTACCTATAATGTATGCAGTCTTTATCTGGTCTAACGCAAGGTATGATGTATGTGGAAAATTCTTATTCATTTGTTCTAATGCAGATGGCTGCATATTTGTAAACATTTCTTGTGTATCACTTCTGCCAAACATTAATCATTATCTCTGAAATCTTTTTATTATCATAAGGTAAGAATGGTATCATCTTTAACATTCTATTCTTAAACTCAGGCCAAACATACTCTTCCTTTATAGGTAGTTTAGAGGAGAAATGTAACCTTGACTCAATGAGGCCATATGTAATGGGACTAATAGTTCTGGATAAGACAGCCCTACATATAATTGGATGACTACTATCGTCACAAAGAAATAAAGAATCCAAAGACTCTGAAAGTGCCTCCAGATTTTCACAATCCCTCTCGAAACTGTATGATAAACTTTGTATATATTTTTTGTAATGTTTGTAATTAGATTCACATTCTTTCCCTAACATGTCCCCTACCCACACATCCTCGTGGATAAAATTTGATATAAAGAAGTCTTTAAGCTCACTCTTGTACTTCTTTCCTACTTTTGCAAAATGGTATTTATCTTTTCTCTTAAGGTAAGAATCAAATGTTGCACTCTTAACTTTACCATTGTACTTTATAAAATCATAGTCAGATGTGAAATGAAGTTTTAGAGCAATATAGAGTTGATATGCATCAAATCCTTGTCTTGAGTCTACCATTAGAAGAAAGAGCTCTGTCTTCGTCTTATCTCTGCTTCTGCTTCACGAATCTTCTGCAATTGAATCTTTCGTTTCTTATCATTCATCTTCTTCTGTCTCAATTGAGAAGGTTTGATGTAATACTGTCTTCGTCTACACTCTTGGATGATTCCATCCCTTTCGACTTTCTTTTTAAATGCTCTTAACAACTGGTCAAAGGTAGGTGGTCTTTTTTTCTTATCAAACTTCTTATTTCTTTGATAACCTTTCTGTTGTTGTGGTCGTCTATTATATGGTTTACTCATTATCTACCTTGTCCTCTATATCTCTTATGAGACCTTCTTTTGTTCTTATTCATCGATGATGTAGAAATCTTTATCTTTCTACCTCTCCCACCTTGACCAATAGATGAACTCTTTCTGGTTGGTGTGATTGCTGTGAATATTCGTCCTGCTCTTTTTGCCATTATTTTTCAAATTGTGATAGATTCCCCTTTCCCTTCTTTTTGTTAGGTTTTAAGAAATTTAGGTTAGTTGCATCCGCCTCAATCTTTTCTTTTAGAGGTGGTGTTATTAAATGTTTGACCGATTGTGGGTCTAGATAATGTTGTTCACAAAAGACTACTATTGCATCAATGTAGTTCATGTTCTTATCTGCAACTAATTCTTCTATTGCAGCTGTGAATCTCTTTTTAGTAATTATCATTTATTTCTCTACTATATTATTATCTCATGGAACTCATATTTGTCAAGTGTTTATTTGTATAAATAAGAGTGATATGTTGGAATAAACCAGCATTATAATTAACAAAGGAGTTTAAAAATCTTATCATGGGTCATTTACGAAAAGTGGTGGCCAAGAACAGACAAGAATTGGACACATTAGGGAATTTTATTGAATTTATGTTCTGCTTAACTTTACCCATTGCAATCCCAGTTATACTAATGTATCTTGCATAATTAATTACCATACAAATCTCTATACTCATTTCTCAACGATATGAGTTGGTCTAACCATCGTTCTGATGGTTCATCAATAAACAACTGAGAAGTACCATCTGATACAGCAATAAGTGTCACGATAGACTCTACCTGTTTGCCAGTCCTCTCTTCAAACATTTTTGCATATGCAGTCTCTTGACAGAAGTAATTTGTTATCCACTCTGGTTTCTTTGGTTTTGCACTCGTTTTAAAATCGATGACTGCAAGTTTACCATGCCACTCTGCAATACAATCCACCCTACCAGCAAGTTGTAGTTCATCACCATAAAGTGGTGCTTCAAGTGCATGGACTGTTCCAATCTCATCAAGTAAGTTCTTTACACAATTGAATGCAAGTTGTGTTGTAGGCATTGCAGTCTTATACTTCTCTTCAAAGTTATCACTTCTGATATAATCTTCAAACAATTGGTGTGCAGATGTACCATGTCTACTTGCTTGAGTTGATATCTTATTTGCTTTCTTTTCACCAACTCTCTTTCTCCATGCTTTGATACCTTTCTTGCTTGCAAGTCCAGTAACAGATGTTACCGATGGGTAGTTGTTACCATTTGGTGTGGTGTAATATCTCTTCCCATCTATATTTGTAGTAGGAAGCTTCTGAAAATCGTAGTCTAATATTGTATGCGTCATTTTAATTTATCTAATCCATGTTTTTTAATTACATTATCTCTTCTTACATCTGATGCACTTCTAGTCTTAACTTGCTTTGCAAGGTCTGACTGTGGATGACCATCTGCAACCTTATGTAATACTTCGTTAAATCCACCTGTACCACCTAAACTAGTTCTTTCACCAGACTTACTAATTATCTGTGGTGCTTGAACTATTCGTTTGATATGTGGATTATCTTCTAGGTAAGTATCTGCTTCAGATATACCCATAAACTTCTCAAAGACTTCTTCTGTCTTAGTATCTTGAAATACATAAGTAGGCATTAGTCTCTATCCTCTTTACTGAATATACTCCAGAAGAGTATCCAGATAGTTCTAATGATAGGAAGTCTTTCTATGTTCATGATGCCCTTATCCTCTTCTCTAGGGTCTCAATCTGTTTGAGTTGTTCTTTGTTGGGTTCTTTGATAGTCTGTAATCTTTCTAATGCTCTAGACCTTCTAGCATTCCTTCCACCTGTATGACTAAACTTTCTTAACTTCATGCTGTTTCCTTGAACCAATATGGTTGTGGTCTATTCTTCCATGTAGAGAATGAACCTTTATCTTGTATGTAATACTTTCTATATGCAAGTACAGAACTTGTCATCTTGTACTCTTCTGGCATACATTGTGGTGGTGGATTCCATGTGACTTCTGGTATGTTGTCTGGTGCTTTTGCAAGTGGAACTCTTAGTTGTCTATCACTTGCATGTTGTTTACCATACCTATATGTGTACTCATCACACAATGCAATGAATAGGTCATAAAGAAACCTGTAATGCATGTGAGATTCTCTAACCCATACTGATGATGGATGATTCTTATGTGTGGATTTATAGAGTTTGTGGGTATCTGCATATTCGATACCATCTAATTCTCTATGGGCGGTCGATAACATCTGTGCTGATTCTAATATCATCTTCACACAATGTTTGTCGTTGTGCATCTTTGCACATATGATAGGGTCACTATCTAAATAAAATATATTCATAATATAATTATACCACTATACTGGTATTTGTCAATCCATATCGTGCATCATCTGGTCATCATACTCGTTAGAGAATCTTTTCTTTTCTTTCTCTAATCTTTTTTCCAGAGCAGATTTCTCTGCTACTAACTCTGATATACGAATCATCAACTCTCTGTTCTGTTTTTCCATTTCATAGACATTACTTTCAAGTATTTTTTCGTTGTCTGGCACTTTTCTTTTCTCTCTTCTTCAATTGTGCTTGTATTATGACCCTTTCTTTTGCGTTGAAAACATCAACAGTTTTGGGCCCCCACAATGTTCCGAACCTACTCAACTTATCTGCAGCCGATAACATAGTATTCCATACATCATCTTCTGGACAACCCTTTCTGTCCTTCTCAAATAGTTTACGACTAAATCTTAATGACTTAGTTTTATGGTTTTCTGCATAAGCCGATATTTCCCTACCGATTTCTGCAAGTTTTAACTCTCCCTCAGTTGCATCATAATATCCCATATTATACTCCAATTATAAGGTTTTAAATTGTATACATTATATCAAAAAGTGAACTCACCTGTCAATAGGAAACTGTATAATATTTCCTTTTGATTCTTTCTCAGTTTCGTTCTGCTTTTTAATCTCTTCTAAATCTTCTTGTAGTTCTGCTGGGATAGAGTAACCCATTCCATCTAACATATCTCTTATAACCTCTGGGTCTCTTCTGTAGTCTTCGTCTTCTTCATCCCAGAGTTGAAATATATCTTCGTCACTCTCTTGCATTATAGATTGTCTTGTTCTTAGGTAGGTATCACATACTAGTGATAAATGAGTAGTTGCCTTGTATAAGGACAACCAGTTTGGGTCTATTTCAAGTGGGTCTAGGTCTGCTTCATCAGCATATGCTACTGATATCTTTTGAAACCAACCATCCTTTTGTGTTATTACAAGAGCAATATCACCCTTGTTCATTCTTAATAAATGTTCTGCCATTAACTTGCTAGTGGATGTCCACTTGGATAAACTGTTGAATTGGGGATTATTCCATCCCTATGTGTTGAATATTTGTCTTCGTTCCATGCACCATTTCTGATTAGGTGTGCATAACCATTTCTGTTCCAGTAGTCTTCTAACTTGGTTACCTGTTCCAAACTACCACCAGTTACCATTTCGTATTTGATTTTGTAGTTTGCAACACCAATTAAGAATCCATCTGAACATGATTGTTGTCGAGTTAATCTTGTGCTTTGATATTCTCTTAGATAGTCATCTGCATATCTCCAATATACAGTAACTAACCATGAACCATCACCTTGTTTAACTGCATCTTTATATGATGGGTTTGTTACATTAGGTCTGGCTGACCAATTCCATGCAGTAAAGTTTGCTGGGTCAAATGATTCTGATGATGGGTTAGAACCTAAGTCTGAACCAGTCCTACTATCAGTTCTTGTAGCACCTTCTGATGAACCATCATGAATTGAGTAACTATCATTGTGGATAGGATTCTCATCCTTACCATCAACCATAAGTGGGTCACCCACTCTTGAGTCTGTAAAACTGAATGCACCAGCACTTGGTGCAAAGATTCCATCTGGTGCTTTTGCATCATCTGAATCTCTTTGAGTCATAATCTTGTCGAGTAAATCATAATCAGTACCACTTCTTAACATCATATGTTTAGTGAATACTACTTCTGCATCGTCTTTCCAACTTGGTGCAGTTTGTGCCATCTTCTAACCCCTTGTTATCTTCTTAACTCTATCGACCTGTTGAGTGATGATTGCTTTTCTATTAGGCCAATAGATATATTCTTTATCCTCATTCTCCATAAGTTTATAGAGAAGTGGTAGGATAAGTTCTTCTGCTTCTGCAAGACTTGACTTTAATTTAGATACTGCAACATCTGTTGAACTACCCATCGATGTTTTAGCATCATCTAGTTCATCAAGTGCAGATGAGACAACTTTAGTAAGTACATCTACTTTACTATCAAGTTCCTCTAATTGTTTTGAACTAGCACCAGAACCAGAAGACTCTGCAACTTTCTTAAGGTCTTCTGCAATCTTCTCTTGGATTGCAGCTGATTCCCCAGTCTTAGTTACCAGTTCATCTTGGTCTACTGCTGTAAAACCGAAATCTAAATCTGCCATATCTTATTTCTTCCTTTTTGAATGTTTCCTGTCAGCTTTAGGTACATCTAATTCTGATTGTATTAGTTCATCTTCATCTATTGTTGAAGACCCACCATACTCAGTAGTTGTGGTAGCACCTTTTGCTTCCTGTAACAATTGACTCTGATGTTGAGATTCTGCTAGTATCTTATCTCTAAGATTACCGACTGCACTAAATTCCTCAGCCTTGAATGCACCTCTGCCTGCAACAGTGTCAATAACTGCAATCATAGATGTAAAATCTTGAAGATTTATAAATCTAAGTTGCATCGCTTTTTGCTCTTCAGCCATAATAACTCCATATTATAGGTGTGGATACTGGGTATAGTATCGTATCCACGAATGATATAATTGACTCCTTACTATCCCAACTGGTTGAAATTAAAAACCTCATAACGACAGTTGAAATCACCCCCTTAATCTTTCAAGTTGGTTTATAGTCACTTACTCATCATAAATTATAACCCCATAATCCTATAAAGGACTAGATGGGAATCTACTTACTGGATTAGGACTTGTACTGCCCACATCCACCTGTTTCTCTACTGGAACTTCCCAGTCTGGATTGATACATGACCAACCTTTGCCTGGCACTCTCCAAGTAGAAGAATTCTTATCATAAAGAAATTCTATTACCTCATTATTCTTTGGGTCAAACAATTTAACTAGACCATAGATTGGGTCGAAGTGTCTTACTTCTGCAATGGTATTTACACCATCCCTATCGTAAGTTATACTTCTCTCTGTATCTGTTACCCCTAGTTTATTTGTTGATTCCATATTAGTATTTATACTTATTGAGGTGTTAGATTAAACCCTGCTGCTTCACAAACTTCTTTTGTGATGTTCTTAAACGGCATTCTTTTATGTCTAATCTCATTTAAAAATTCTGCTTCAGATTTCTCTAAAGACCTAAGAGTATCCAAGAAAATCTCTTCTCTCTTAGCTGGTTTTGCTTGTCCAGAACCACCTTCTACCCAATACTGCATTCTTTTATAAACACGAATGAGTCTTTCTGGTGCCATATCCATTGCACCTGCTGGTGTATCTGGGTCACCGATAGTAAAATTATCTGGTAAACCATCTGGTAAAGTGAATTGAACTCTATCATCAAATGCAGCTTTTAAACAATAAACTACATCTGCTCTACCAGTAAACTGGGATAGTTGTGCAATCTGGTCTTTCTTACCTCTTAATGAGTTAACACCCTTAAGTATTTCTACAATACTTGGGTTTCTTGGTAAGGTATCAGCAGTCCACTTCTTAGGTTTTCCTTGAACCAAACCTTCTTCTTCAGCTGGGATATCTGCTATCCTTTTTGCCTGTTCCAAATCATCACTTTCGTCATGTTCTGTATCTGGGCCTTGAAGAATCTTCTCTTTAACAGAACCCTCTTGAATTGGTTCTAACTCATCTTGTAGTTTTTGAGATTCACTCTGGTCTACAACTGGAGAACCATTTGCATCATAACCCTCTATGGGTATTTCTACTGCTTCAGCCATCTGTTCATCGATAGTCTTTGCAGCTTTCTTCTCTAAAGTTTTTTTATTTAAGGAACCTTTAGGTCTTCCTCTTCCTCTTTTTGCCATAATCAAAAATCTCCGATATGTTCTTGCAATTCCATCAACCTGTTTTTAATGAAGTAGTTGAGTAGACCACTTCTTGGTTGTGGACTGAATTCAAAGAACTCAGTTAGAATTGCATCTTTATATTGTTTAGGTATATAGGTCAAATCTATTAATGTTCTATTCCTATTAAAGTTCCTTTCAACCTCTTGGTCTTTTGCAACCAATGGGTCTAATAGAATACCTCGTTTCTTTTTAGAAATAGGTCTTTGTCTTATACCTTCTACTATACAATCATCTTGAGACAATACATTGGGAATACCATCCCCTTTGTCACCACTTATAATATGGTTTTCAAGATATTCTTGTGCCTCATCTTTATTTAGTGTGATTTTCTTTCGTGTTATTGGTGAATATTGTGCAACTTTACTATATCTTTGTAGTTGCTGAAAGTCTTTATCACCACTGATAATCATAATGTTTTCTGACTCACCATACCTTTCACAAAGAACACCAATCACATCATCTGCTTCACACCCATATACATTGAGATACTTGTATGGGAAGTTATCTCTTAGTTCATCCCTAACTTTGTTAAGACATTCAAATACTAGATTCCAATCTAAAGATGATTCATCCCTACCTTTCTTTCTATGTGCTTTGTATAAAGGATAGAAATCCTTTCTCCAATAGTGTAAGGAATCAGCACAAAGAGTTACCTCTCCATACTTATTAGTATATTGTTTCCTGTAGTTTGCAATGGATTTAAGACAAATATGTCTTACGAGTTCCTCAGAGATTGGGTCTTTTCCACCCCTAGTCTGAGCCATAAGTGATGCAATCATCACTTGAGTCAAGTCAATTAGTATCATTTAGTTCACTTTCAATAATATAGTGTGTTGGTTTATTCTTCCTGTAGGTTTAGATGAATTTGTATTTATTTCATCTATTACTTTACTTAATACTATTTTACCACCTTTTAGGATTCTGTCAAGGAAATATTCTGTCCTGTTTCCTATCTTCTTAGTGGTTCCTTTAAAGTTCTGTAATGTTGTTCCTTTAACTGTAATACCACCTCTATCTAATGCAAGGTATCTAGTAACCTCTTTGGTCTTGGTATTGAATGTCCATAGTTCCATAACACCTACAATTGCTGTAGGGTCAAGTGATGTTAGTTGGTAGTCTGCATCACTCCACTTGTACTTTAGGTTCTTAATTTGCTGTTCCGCAGAATATATTTTTTTCCTTCTTGGTTTTCTCTTCGATTTACCTTCTGCATATTTCTGTATTCCAGTGATAATATCTTCATGGAATTGTTTAAACTTTTTTAGTTGTGGTTTTGTAAGAAATGAATATCCTTCTTTTAGTTGTGGGTCAGTTCCCTCTAGTGCTTCCATAATCTCATCAAGATTAGGTTTAAAGATATCTCCAATCTTTAGTGCAACTGGGCCAGATACTTTTTCATCCTGTAGATATGCAAAGGTATTGAAATTAGATTTCTTATCATCTAACCAAACATCTATTGCATGGTCAATCTCACCACTTAATACATCTGCTTTGTTCTGTATCCTTTCTTGGATTGATACAAATGGTTTCTTAGGTTCATACTTTCTCTTATCTTTCTTTGCATCTAAACCAGAGCAAATTTTATCAATTAGTGGTGTAATCTTTTCTGCTGGAGTCTTTCCACCTAAGAGTAATGGTTTAGGAAAGTTTGGGTCAGTAATACAAGGGACATTTCTTATCTCCATACGAGCAAGAGAAGCTGTCGAATTAGGGATATACTCAGAATACTTTCTAACCCTTTCGGCATACTCTGATTTATATTCATTATGTTCCATCCAATCTGCTAACCATTTACTTTGGTCTTCTTTCTTGGACATATAGGAATACCAGTTGAAACATCCATGCAAATCTAATTCAGATTCATGGTCTGGCTCAACTCCATAATGGATTTCGTCTAATGTCTTTTGTTTTCTAGCCATAATAAATTAATTATTAATTAAGTATCATCTGTATAAAACAGATGGTCTTGGTGAATTGCCACTTGATGATACACATCACTCCAAAATGGTTTCACTTTCTTTGAATGATACCACAATGCACCTTTAGTATTGTCACTTGGTCTATCAAATAAAACCGAAGTTGCAAGTGCAAGTGATTCATTCCATGCATTCATTTCATTCTCATATGGTTCGTCAGGCTTGCCGTCACAGTACCACGAGAACTGGCATGAATGCAAATCAATCCTACCACTAGGGTAGTATTTGGTTTGTTTTACAACACCACAAATGGTGTTAGGAAATCTTGAGTCTGATACTCTATTAAGAGTAACTTGAGCGACTGCAATTCTTCCTTCTTCTTCTTGATTCCTTGCCTCCCAGTATATATTCTCTGCAAGACAACGAACCTCTTCTTGAGAAGATTCTAGAGCAAGTCGTTCAATTTCTTCTTGTCTCCTAATCTTCTCTAATTCTATATGTTCTTCAATTCGTTCAATCTGTTCGTTTTGAATCTCATTCTCTGTTTTGATATTATGCGTATGTACTATTACTGCAAGAATCAAACCAGCCGTAAACATTACAAGTGCTGGAAATTTATTATATTCCTTATCCATAGGCACCTCTTTTTTACAGTGTCGAATCTTATTTATCACTTTTAAGTTTTTAAACCACCAATGCAACTATCAAATTCTTGATTAAGAACAATAATCCTACTCCATTTAGTATTATTAATGCCCTATCTTTCCACAATAAAGAGACTACCAACCATAGGGAAACACCCATAATTGATAGAACCAAATCATATGTTTCTAATCCTACAATACCTCTTAGGGACATTGCCATCAACACAAATGCAGATGCAATCCATTTAATATACCAGTCTAAGGTATATTTTGGTGTTGCAGATTTAAAAATCCTTTTGGAATTTTCTAGTTCTTCCTTTTTGAATTCACCTATTTTAGTGTCGTTCTTCATAAGTCTTCGTCCATTGTTGAAACACATCAATGGCCATCTCTCTAGATAAACCAAACTCTTCTTCCAGTACCTTTGGGGCACCGAACATATTCATTAATCCACTTTCACGCAGAATATCGAGGTAGATAAAAAATCTTTCTACCTTTTCAACACCATTCACTGGTGCAACTTCACTCATCATAAATTTTCTCCTAATAAGTTGACTCTTCGTACTCTCTTATTTGAGAGTTTCTTGTTCTTTTTTGTCTCTTTTTTTGAGAGGGAATTAACCACTTCTCTTTTTGCTCTTGGCACTCTTTTCTTTGTCATCTTTTTAGTTTGATAAATTTCCTTCTTGACTTGGAAAACAACTTAGATGGTTTTCCATAAAAGATTTCTTCTTTTGTTCCTGTCTTGATATAACCTACATTCTGATTCTGTTCATTAAAGATGTAAGTATGATTGGGAACTTTTTGGTCTCCCCAATCTGTTATCTCTTTTAGATATGTTAAACTCATAATATACCAAGTGCAATTAATAGAACAAAAATAAACTCATCGATTATCATTATTCCCACTAAAATTTTCATTGCTAATAATTTCATACTCTTACTCCAAATTAGGTGAGGATTGCATGTCGATTGATGATAGGGAAGGAGAGAGTTAAACCCATCTGTCAACCAGCACCTTTAGGAATAATCCAATTTACAACTGCCATGTTGACATGCAATCCTCGTTACTTAATTATTCAAACTCTTGAACTCCTTTATAAACTCTTTATATGTTTCTGCGTTACTTTCATAAATTGCCATAACTTCATCGAAACATGGATGTGAATCATCAGAAAGATATCCCATATTGTTAATCTCTTTGATTCTTACATCCTTCCAATTTTCTGTTATAATTCCTGCCATAATTCTCTCCCTATGCTGCTAAATTGTCCCTATACTCACAGGCAGTTTTATTATCTACCCATTGTCCATTATCAAGTTCATACTCAGATTTGTATGAACCTTCTTCCCTACCACCTTCTAAGGTAGGAATCCAAAATTCTTTTTGTCTGTTAATCCCAAATGTATGTTCATACATTAAAGGACTACCAAGTTTCTTACATTGCCAACCACGACCAACTGCAAAGTTCTCTTCAAAGATAACTGGTGCTTCCCACTCTTCGCAAACTTCTTTGTCGTCTTCGACAACATCTATATCAATGATGTATTCCTTAGACATAACATCATCATACTCAATTAATTTCTTAATCTCAGGCACGATACGAATTCGTGCATCTCTAGGGTCAACATTTTCAACCACATAAGTGGAACCACCTTTAGGTTTCCAGTAATCATTACCCTCGCCAGGATTATCACAATTGTAATTTTCTAGGTATTGGGTTTGTATTACTAATTTCATTCGTTTCTCCAAGTTATGTATCCATTATACAAAAAAATGCACCCATGTGTCAAATGTTCTCTGCTAAGAGTTCTTCCAAATCCCACTCTACTTCATCTTTCTCATTGTCGATATCCCTTTTCTTATCTTCAAAGGGTTCAACCAAGTCATAGATTGCAGATTCTAATTTGTTCACACATTCACGAACTTCTTTGATTTTCCACTCTAGGTCATCTTCTTTGATACCATACTCTTCTGCATAACCTTGTACTTTAAGGTAAATATCAGAAGGTACATCGTTGTACTTAATATCTCTAGTCGCTGAATTGACTAAAGAGATTGCAGAATCAAGATTATCAGATTTATCCTCTAATCCCTTGATTACTTTCTCTAATTCTACTTTATTTTTCACTATTTAACTCCTTTTTTCTTTTTTCAAATCCTTCTTTAATCCAATCGATTATTGAAGGTTTCATTGCAAATGCATTGAAACTACCAACACATTCAATGCTCATTTCCCAGCCATTGAAATCTAGTTTGTAGTATTTGTTTCCATCAATCATGTCATATCCTTTGACACCACTTAACCAGTATTTGCCATATTGACCTCTAACTGGTACTAAATTCATTTCTGCATATTTCTTTAAGAATCC